GCCCGCGCGCTGGGCGACAATGTCTCGGCCGCAGTCACCTATCGCGCCAATTTCGGTGCGCGCGAACTGATGCTGCTCTGCCCCGACTTCCTCGCCTTCGACACGGCGGCGGAAGCCAATGTCACCAGCTACGCCGCTGCCCGCGCCATGGGCCTGCGCGCCTATATCGACGAAACGGTCGGCCCGCATAAGACCCTGTCCAATGTCGCGGTGAACGGCGTCGTCGGTCTGACGCAGGATATCCACTGGGATATCGAGGATCAGGCGAGCGAAGCGGGCATCCTCAATCAGGCGCAGGTCACCGCCCTTGTCCGCACCGACGCGGGCTATCGCTTCTGGGGCAACCGCACCACGACCGAAGACGAACTGTTCGCCTTCGAAAGCACCGTGCGCGTGGCACAGCTGCTGGCCGACACCGTCGTCAACGGGATGCTCTGGGCACTGGACAAGCCGCTGACCCCGGCGCTGGCAAAGGACATCGTCGAAACCATCAATGGCTTTGGCCGCCAGTTGAAGGCGTCGGGCGTCCTGCTGGGCTTCAACGCATGGTACAGCGAAGCGAACAACAGCACCGCCAGCCTTCAGGCAGGCAAGCTGCGCATCGACTATGACTATACCGTGCCGCCGCCGCTTGAAGACCTCGGCTTCAATCAGCGGATCACCGACAGCTATCTGGCCGATTTCTCCAGCCTCATCGCCGACGCGGCCTGATCCGCCGCGCCTGTCCCTTCTCGCACTCACGCACAGGAGTAACCCATGGGTCTGCCCCGTATCCTCAAGAAAATGATGCTGTTCAACGAAGGCGCCGCCTATTTGGGCGAAGTGACCTCGGTCGCCTTGCCCACCCTGTCGCGCGCGCTGGAAGAATATCGCGGCGCGGGCATGTCCGGCACCGTCAATATCGACATGGGCATGGAGGCGATGGAAATGTCATTCTCCGCGCCCGGTCCGCTGCGCGACGTCATCCGTCAGTGGGGCGTGCCGACGATCGACGGCGTCTATCTGCGCTTTGCCGGTGCCTATCAGCAGGACGATACCGCCGCCGTCGATACGGTGGAAGTCATCGTGCGTGGTCGATTCAGCGAAATCGACATGGGCGACCAGAGCGTGGGCGAAGTCGGCGAATTCAGCCCGACCATGCAGCTGGCCTATTACAAGCTGGACTGGAATGGCCGCACCGAAATCGAAATCGACCCCATCGCAGGCGTCGAGATCGTGAACGGCATCGATCGCACCGCTGCATTGCGCGCCGCCATCGGCCTCAACTGATCCATCCCCCAACGGCCCGGCATCATGCCGGGCCGCCATTCTACACGAAAGCACGAAGGAGCAATCCTTCAGCCGGAGAGCATCATGTCCGATACCCAGACCGCCGAACTGCGCACCGTCCAGCTGGATACCCCCATCGTGCGCGGCGAACAGAAGATCGCATTCCTCCAGGTGCGCAAGCCAAAGGCAGGCGAACTGCGCGGCCTGTCCCTCGTCGACATCGGCCAGTTGAAGGTCGATGCGCTGATCAAGCTGCTGCCCCGCATCTGCTCGCCCGTCATCACCGAAGCCGACGCGGCCAATATGGATCTGTGCGATCAGCTGGCAGTGGGCGCGGAAATCGGGACTTTTTTGCTGCAGAGGTCGAAGCAGGCGGATGCCCAGCTGCAGTAGATGACGCGATGGCGGACATCGCCATCATCTTCCATTGGCCGCCACAGGCGATGGACGACATGACGCTGTCCGACCTCATGCACTGGCGCGCCCATGCCGCGCGCCGCGCCAACCCACCCGACAAGAAAAAGCGATAGGCGCATATGGCGGACCGCAACCTTCGTCTCCAGATCATTCTTGAAGCGCTCGACAAGGTGACGTCGCCGCTCAAGACCATCACCGGCGCGTCATCCGCTGCGCGCCGGGATCTGGCCAGAACGCAGGAGGAACTGAAGAATCTCAATGCCCTCCAGAGCGAGATGGATCGCTACAAGGCGAAGGAAACCCGCTACGGCGCCGACATTGCCGCGCATAAGGCGGCACAGGAACGGCTGACGGCCCTGCGCGCCCAGATGGAGGCGACCGAAAAGCCGACGAAAAAGCTGCGCACCGAACTGGAAAAGGTGGAGCGGCAGACCGGCCAGCTGGCAAATCAGATCGATGCGGGCGGCGCAGAATTGCAGCAGCTGTCCGCAAAGCTGTCGGCTGCCGGTGTCGATGTCACGCAGCTGGCAAACGATGAAGATCGTCTTGCCGACAAGGTGCAGCAGGCCAACCGTGCCCTCAAGCAACAGACTGACGCGCTGGCCAAGGTCGATCAGGCCACGGCCAACAGCCGCAAGCTGAATGACATCAGCGCCAAGGCAACCACCGCGGGCATCGGCATGGTCGCCGCAGGCACCGCCGCCGGTGCGCCCGTCGTCGCGGCGGTCAAACAGGCGATGACGCTCGAAAGCGCGATGGCCGACGTCAGGAAAGTGACGGACATGGCCGGGCCGCAGCTGGAACGGCTGAGTACCGATTTCCTCGACCTGTCCGAACGCATCCCCATGACGGCCAGCGAACTTGCCAACATTGCCGCTGCCGCCGGTGCGGCGGGTGTCGGCATGGATAAGCTCGGCAAGCCGATGAAGGATCAGCGGCAACAGCTGCTCGAATTTACCAACGACGCCGCCGAAATGGGCGTGGCGTTCGACATGACCGCCGACATCGCGGGCGAAACCATGGCCAAATGGCGCACCGCATTCGAACTCCCGCAGGCCGGTGTCCGCGCGCTTGGCGACCGCGTCAATGCGCTCACCAACACGTTCGGTGGCAAGGCGGCGAACGTCACCGATATCATCACCCGCATCGGGCCGCTAGGCAAGGTCGCGGGCCTCGCTGCGCCGCAGATCGCCGCGCTCGGTTCGACGCTCGATTCCATCGGTGTGACCAGCGAAGTGGCCGCCACCGGCATCAAGAACACGATGCTGGCGCTGACGAAGGGCGAAGCGGCGACCAAATCGCAACAGGCCGCCTATAAGTCGTTGGGGCTGGAAGCGACCGAAGTCGGCAAGCGGATGCAGCAGGATGCAGCAGGCGCCATCATCGACGTTATGGAGCGGATCGGCAAGCTGGATGCAGACAAGCAATCCGGGATCCTGACCCAGCTGTTCGGGTCGGAAAGCGTCAGTGCCATCGCGCCGATGCTGACCAATCTCGACGGGTTGAAGGCACGCCTCGATCTGGCGGCGGACGCTGGCCAGACCGCTGGATCCATGCACGCGGAATTTTTAAACCGGATCGCGACGACGGAAGGGGCAACCGGACTGGCCGGTAATGCGCTGTCCGGCCTCAACATCACCATGGGCGAATCCCTGCTGCCAACCGTGGTGGCTGTTGCTGACAAGGTGAAGGAAGCCGCCAGCGCCTTGCGTGGATGGGCGCAGGAAAACCCCGGCGTGGCCAAGGGCATCATGATCTTCATGGGCGTTGGCGCTGGCCTGCTGGTGCTGCTGGGCGGTCTGGCGCTGGGCTTTGCTGCCGTGACCGCAGCGGCTGCGCCATTTGGTATCGCCCTTGCCCCGCTTCTGGCGATCGTCGCGGCGGTCGCCGCCGTCGCAGCAGCTGGCTATCTGCTCTATCAGAACTGGGGCAGCATCGCGCCGATTTTCGCGCCGATCACCGCCGCTATGAGTGGCATGTTCGGCAAGATCAGTGCGGCGGCATCCAAATTTGGCGCGCTGCTACAGCTGCTCTGGGATGGTCCGCTTGGCACCCGGATCAGGATCGTGATGACCTTGGTGCAGGAACTGGCAACAATCATCGTCGGTGCCATCGGCGGAACCGTCATGGCCGTTATCAATGCGCTGGCCGGTGTGGTCGGCGCAGTGTTCGACTTCATCGGTCACAGCATCGGATTGGTAACGGCGCTCCTGACCGGTGATTTTGCCGGTGCCTGGACGGCGGTGAAGGGCATCTGGGGCGCTGGCATGGACGCGCTGATCGCGATCGTCGGCGGCCTGTGGGGCGTATTCAAATCGATCGGCGGGGCTGCCATAGATGGCCTGATCGCGGGACTTCGTGCGGGATGGTCCGCCATCAAAGCGACCGTCAGCGAACTCGCCAACTTCCTGCCGGAATGGACCCGCAAACTGCTGGGCATCCACTCACCGTCCCGCGTGTTCGCCGAAATTGGCGGGCATATCATGGGCGGCCTCGATCAGGGGCTGGCGGACAATGCAGACGCACCGCTGCGTCAGATGGCCAAGGTGGCCGACAGCATGAGTGGGGCGATGGCTGGCGCGACGATCGCGCCGCCTGTCCTGCCGAAATTGTCGCCGCCCCGGCGGGATGGGATTGAGCCGCAATCCCGATCCGATCTGCCGGGAACTATCGCTGCACCGATCATCAATCCGCCTGAAATTCCGGCGATCGATGACATTCAGCTGCAGCTGCCGGAAATCCCGCCTGTTGAAATATTGGTGTCGGCACCACCGCAATCGATCGAATGGCCCGTTGTGGCTTCGCCGATCGAAGCGATAGCGCCTGTGACCAACCCTTCGATCGTCGGTCATGAACGATCTTCGCAACCGACGCCGTTGGCGCCGCTCGACGCGCCGCGCCTCGCGCAGCCAGATCCCATCGAATGGCCGATCGTGCGACCGGCTTTCGATGGTTTGCCCCCGGCAGCATCGTCGGTCCTGCAACCCGATCCCAGCGACGTCCTGTCGATCATTCCGCGCATCATGGAAAGCGCTGCAGCGATCGGGCGCGCGCTGAAAGCCGGGGCAGCTAGCGCGGCAGTCGTTGCCGCGCCGGTCGCAGCTGTGGCAGCTGACAGTCGGGACGGCGCACGTGCAGGCGCGGCCCCCAATTACAATTATTCCATCACCATCCATGCTGGCGGCGGGGCCGACGCACAGGACATCGCGGCCAAGGTGCGTGAGGAACTGGAAAAAATCGAACGCGAGAAGCGCGGACGCGGCTTCCACGACGAAGATTGAGGAGGCGACACATGTATCTGATGGCCTTGGGCATGTTCATCTTCGAACTGCCATCGCTCGCCTTTGACGAACTCCAGCGAAAAACCGACTGGCAGCACGCCCGTGCGCCCCGCGTCGGCGCACGCGATGCCACCCAATATGTCGGCCCCGGCGCGGAAACGATCAGCCTGTCGGGTGCGGTCTATGCGGAAATCAGTAATGGCCGGGTGTCGCTCGATGATCTGCGCGCCATGGCCGACGAAGGCGAAGCGCTACCGCTGGTGGCGGGCAATGGCACGGTGTTTGGCAATTTCGTGCTGGAGCGCATTGATGAACGCCATGCCTTCATGCTGGCGGACGGCACCCCGCGCCGGATCGACTTCGGCATCGATCTGCTTCGCGTGGATGACGATGCGCAGTCGGATGCCGTCGCGTGACCGCCCGGAACAACATAGCGGACTGGCGTGTGACGCTCGACGGTCAGGATCTGTCCGACCGGCTGCGCCCGCGTCTCGTCTCCCTGTCTCTCTCCGAGAAGCGCGGCGACGAAGCCGACCAGCTGGATATCGTCCTGACCGACCATGACGGGGGACTGGCCATCCCGCCCGAAGGCGCCGTGCTGAAATTGCAGCTGGGCTGGAAACAGGGCCGCGATGTTACGGTCGGCCTGGTCGACAAAGGCAGCTTCAAGGTGGACGATGTCAGCCACAGCGGGCCGCCTGATCAGATCACGATCCGCGCCCGTGCCGCCGACTTCACCAGCGCCATCAGGAATCGCCGCGACAAAAGCTGGAAGGATACAACCTTGGGCGCCGTGCTGCGCGACGTCGCCGGGCGCAATGGCCTTACAGCCCGGATAGCGCCCGCGCTGGCGTCGATCGCGCTCAAGTCGGCAACACAGAGCCGGGAAAGCGACATCGCGTTCCTGCGCCGTCTGGGGCGCGAGAATGACGCCGTCGCCACGATCAAGGATAAAAATCTCATCTTCGCGGCAAAGGGCGCGGGCCAGACCTCGACCGGCCAGACGCTGCCGACGCTCACCATCCGTCGCGTGGAAGGCGGCACCCACAATTGGCAGCGGCAGAAGCGCGACGGCCAGGGCGGCGTGACGGCAGCATGGCACGACAAGAAGGGCGCGAAGCGGCAGACCTTTACCGTAGGCAATCAGGACGGCGCTAAGAAGCTGCGCAAGGTCTATCCGGACGAAGCATCTGCGCGCCGCGCAGCCATAGCCGAACGCGACCGCCTGAAACGCGCCCCGGCGACGTTGGACGTGACCCTGCCGTTAGGGCGACCCGACGCCATGCCGGAAGCCCGCGTGACGGTCAGCGGCTATAAAAATCAGATTGACGCGACCACATGGCTGATCGCCGAAGTCATCCACCGCCTGGACAAAAGCGGCGGCTATCAGGGTAGCCTGAAAATGGAGACGGCTCCTTGA